GGAACGGATCAAGCTCGGTATACGCACCGGCCAGACCAATCCGCCGCTGCCTGCGCGCAAGATCCATCTGGTTCACATTCGCCGCAAACCCGCGCCGCGCATCCAGACGCTGCTGCCCATAGGCATCGCGGTTAAGGATTTCCGCCGCGCTGCTACCCATCGAGGTGCCAAGGCCGCGAGCCGCAAATGCCGCGCGGGCAGACTGCGAGGCTTCGCGCTGCTGTTCAGGCGAGAGCGAGCGACCGAGCGCAAGCTCAGACTCCGCGTCGCGCTGTAGCTGCGCCTCAATAGCATTAGGCGCGGACGCCGCTTGCAGCTCCTCGCCGACCACGCCGCGTGTGCGCTGCAAGTATTCGTTGTCGAGCTTACCGGCGAGCTGGTCGGCGGTCCCGAACTGCATCTTGATATACTCAGGGTATAGCCTTTTGATCGCTGCCTCTTCTTCGCGCGTTTGTGCTTGAGCCACGCGAATGCTGGCCCTCGCCATCTTGTCGTAATCAATCGGTGCTGGCGGTGGCGGCACGGGTGCCGCTTGGAATGATGGTCCTCCTCCTCCCATAATGTTATCTCCTTACTTTCTTAGTTAGTTGTTCCCACGAATAGACTCGCGGCTCAAAGCTCCCCCTGCGGCACCAGGCCGCATAGATGTGCGGATGCGGCGCCACACGCAGGCACTCCCGCACGCAGCTTGTGCCAGCAGCGCCAGCAGCCAGAGTGACGAACCAAGTGTTAGGCTCGCCGCTTTCAAAGTTTTGCTCCTCTGCGTTCCACCGGCAGGCTTTGGCCAGCATGAAGCATTCCGGCGAGTTCCACACATAGCCCGCCGACAAATGCTCGCCGACCGCTTCCCAGAAGTCCTGCGTCGAGTGCTCGTCCCACCATTGTTTTGCGCGTTGCCATGGCAGCATTAGTGCAGATCGGTCCATGCCGTGTTGGTGCGGACTTGGAGTTTGTTCGTGGATGAATTGTAAAGGACCAGGCCAGCGGTCGGGCTGGTGATTGCATCACGCTGCGCCGTTGTCATGCGCGGGGGCAGGAATCCCTGCGTCGTGCTGGTCACATCGAGGGCCGCTTTGGCGTCCGGTGTGGCCGTGCCAAATCCCCCGGCACCGGTCGTCACGACATTCTGTGCCCCGAAGTTCGGCGACACCTTGCTGCCCGCAATGGCGGCCGAAGCCGACACGTCGGCGTTGACAATGTTGGTGATGGTCGGCACGGCGGCCGAGTTCATCTTGGCCGGGGTCACGACTTCGCCCGACACCCAGCTATATCCTGCGGTGATTGTTGCCATATTATGCTGCTCCCTTCATGATTCCCGTATTGACCAGCGCCGTGCGCGTGGCGTCTTGCAAAGTCTTAATGTTGGCCACGTCCGTGCGGATCTTGGCGAGTTGAGCGGCCAGCGAGGCAATGGCATTTTTGATCGCGGTTAGGTCGGCTTGGGCATAGGCAGCGCCCGCCGTGATAGCTGCCAGCGTGGTCGAGGCCGTCCCTCCGGTGCTGTCTGTCAGCGAGTCCTGAGTCTGCGCCGCTGCTGCTGCTTGTCCGGCGGCGGCCGGCTGCACCACCGGCGTCACGTTCCAGAAGCCAATCTTTTGCCCCACCGCCGTGCCGATTTTGGTGCCGGTGCCGGTGTTGACCACAATGTCGTCCGCATCGCCCATGGTTAGGCTGCCGTTAAGCGTGGTTGCCCCGGCGACCGTCAGCGTGCTATCTAGCACCGCCGCGCCGGTCACATCCAGCGTGCCAGGCACGTCGATATTGCTGGCCCACTCCACGCCGGTGCCGGCCGAGTCCGTCTGCAAAAGCTGCCTCGCCGCGCCATCGGCCAGCTTGCTCACGGCGATTTCGGCCGAGGCCGACACGTCGGCGTCTACAATCACGCCAGAGCCAATCGCCGTGACGCCCGAGCTGTTGACCGTCACATCACCTGTCAACGCGGTAGCCGTTGGCACATTGCTGGCATTGCCCAAAAGCACCTGACCGGCCGTAATGCTGGCCAGCTTGGTGTGCGCGATGGCCGCCGAGGCGTTGATCTCCGCATTGACGATATTGCTGATCGTGGCGCTATCGACCAGCGCATTGAGCTTGGCCGCCGTGACGGTTTCGCCCCCACTGAAAGTGTGTCCCTTGCTTAGTGTTGCCATAATTATTCGCTATGTCGTGTTTCGGTTTGCGGCATGCTGGGCATGGCCGCTTCCACGCCGACCGTGCGGATCTCCGGTCGTTCGGCGGTGGTTTCAAATTCAATTTCGCAGTAATGCGCCTTTTGGCGGATCGGCTGTTTGAGGGTGTAATCCTCAGCCAGACCGGACGTGTTGGTCATTCCCGGCACCAGTTCGATTTCCTTGTCAGGGTTGACCATCAAGGCGTTGACCTTGATTGATCCGGTATTCGGCAGCACCACGTCGGACAGCGCTCGCACGAATCGCTTGCTGCCCATCGTGCCGAATCCATAGCGCCGCGTCTTGAGGCGGCCGCCAACCGGCGTGAAGTAGTCAATGCCCAGCGTAGAATCCGGCGGATCATCTCCGCGCTCCACGTCTTCCAGCAGAAACAGCTTGCCGGTCAATGAGGCGGCAAACAGGCGGCGGCTGGTCGCATTGCGTTGAGCCACGATCAGATTGCTGATCCCAAAAGGATAGCTGTCGATGCTTTCCCACTGCTCATTGAGCGCCGAGTAAATGAACAGCGCATTGTTGAGGTCCGCGCCATCCACCGGCGCCGCCAGCCAGTAACGGTTGTCGTGCCACAGGCCCACGGCGTTCTCAGCTCCATCGCTCGGAATGCGGGCGATCTGGTCCGCGATGGCGTCCGAAAGAGGTTTGGTATCGCCCCGCAATTTAAGATCCAACCGCGCATCGAGGCGGTAGACGCCGGCGTCCGAAAGGAAGTAAATATACTGACCGGCCGTGGCGATGGACCGGCGGGCGCTGCAACCAACTTCATCCGTCAGCAAATCCAAACGCGAGACCAACCCGTCGCCGCTTGAGGGGTCGTAAGTCTGGTTCACGGTAGCCAGCCAGATGCTGTTGCGCATAAAGATAAGGAAGCTGCCCTCCACCCATGGATGCACCGCCACGATGTAGTCGTTGCTCCCTTTGTTGGCGCGAAAGCTGGACCAGAACGGATCGTATAAATCTGGGCTTAAAATATCGGAGAGCATCACTTGGTCGCGGCCATCCGGCAGGACGAGGCGGTTGCCGATATAGCTGGCCCACGGCACCGAGCGCATCCGGCGATACGTTGCGCCCTCGGACGGAACGCCGCCCGGCGCCTTGACAAAAGGCGTTGTAATGTCGCCGGTCCAATACATCGGCGGCTTGACCCTGCGCACCGTCTGCCCCGCACCGGCCGTCATGCCCACCGTGCCACTAGGCACCGTGATGGAGAAGCTGTCCGTGCTGACGCTGACGATGTCATATTCGTGGCCCGCAAAGGCCGCCACGGTGCCGCCCTCCAGTCGCACCCGCTGGCCGGGCGAGTAGCCGTGCGCCGTGCAGGACACCGTGGCCGTGGTGCCAGAGACGCCGATCCCGCCCGCCGTCAGTTCCTTCGGACCCCAGCCCGCCACATTCTGGTCCGCCTCCCGCAGCAGATACATCCGGTCAAATGCCTGCACCATCGAGACCTTGTCGGTCGGCTCAATGATCTCGCCCTCCGGAAACGGAAGAGGCTGCAAGTAATTGACCGCCTCCAACTCGTCGCCGATTTGATCCGTGATCGGATCGCTGGTGTGGTCGGTGATAAGACTAGTTGCTTCTCCAAGGCTATTCGTGTCGTCGTAGATGAAGGCGCCGGTGGACGTGGCCAGCAGAATATACTCCTTGTTGTTCAGCCCCGGCGAGCGGTAGGCGCCGCTGGCAAACACGCCATTCGGGTAATCCGCGAGCAGTTGCACGCCACTGGTTCCGATTGCCAGCGTGAAATCCAACACTGTCTCCGAGGTCTCAATCGGATCAAACCGGAACGGCAACGTAACCGGAAAGTCCCCCGGCAGAAGCTCATCCGCCAACCGCCGCGCCCCCTTGCGCGTCTTCGCCGTCCCGCGATCGAGGCGCATGTTCTCGCTCAACTGGAGCACGCCCGCCGGCAAGGCCACCGGATTCAATCGGCTGGCAAAGCCGACGAAACCTGCGTCTCCGTCGCGGACTGTTGGACTTTCGAGGGGCATTACAATCTCGTCAGCGTGTAGTATTGGCCATTGACAACAACCGATGCGCCAATATGTGTAGCCCCAGCAGATGTGTTATTGAGCGTTGCCGAAAACGTAACATCGGAGCCGCTGGCAGATGTTGACATTGTGACAATGCCGCCGCTTGACTTGACATTGCTTGACACAAGCGTTGCTGACGCCACGCCCACACTCCATTCAACGGCAAAGCGATAAAAGGCGTAGGTAGGGCCAACGCCGGAACAGAATCCGTTTAGAAACACATCAACGAATGCTGATGTCCACGGTTGACCCAAAATGTTAATCGCAGGCGAGCCAAACGAATAGTCGATCTTAAAAAGATTGACCGTTGCGCTGACAGGAAGGTTGAATTTTCGTATCGCATAGCGACTTTGATAAACCTCTATATCGTCAACTTGGTAATCAAAGCAGTCGTCCAAAATATGTTCAATTCCGCCCAAATTATTGCCAACAAGGCGAAAGTCCCTCATCCGAAGAAAGTGACACGCCTTGGTGCTTTCAGCGTCAAATTGGCACGCCACGACAGCGATACGTTCTCGGTATTCTAATCCAAAAGTAGGCCCGTTAATGTAGACGCCAGCGTCACAAAATGAAAAATCGCATCCGAAGATAAGCTGGTCGCCCACACCCTGCGTTCCGTCGCCCATCGCAATGCCGTAAGTATTTGCGGCAATGTGCAAGTTTGAGAACGTATGGTGCGCACCGGGTCCGGCAAGAAAACGAATTCCATAATCAGGATAGTGGCCAAGCGCATTGGCCGTCATGTGCCAGTTGTTGAACGTAATGTAGCCTACCGGCGCAACATTATATGATGGCGGATACGAGATCGTTGTTTTTGCGTCACACTGCCAACAAGTATTGACCCCGATAAACCGCAAGCACTCAAATTTCCAATGGGCGAACCATGCGGCGGTAGATGACTTTACGCGAATGCCAATGTTGGAAGTTCTGGTTCCCGTGATTTCAGCCTTAAAGCCAAGGTTTGAAATGACTCCATTGTTCATCGTAGATGCGTTGTCCAATTCAAGCATCGTGATGTTTGCTGTTGTAAAAATTGTGGACGCGGAATCTCCGTCGCCAAACAGCGAGACGCCGGAGCCAGAAATGACCAGCGCTTGACTGATCTTGTAGGTGCCGCTTGGAAAATAGACAGCCTTGCCGCCACTGCCATTGACAGCCGCCTGAATCGCAGCAGTGTCGTCAGCCACCCCATCGCCAATCGCACCAAAATCTTTGACGTTGACGCTGTCACCGAATCTTGACCCAAGTGGGCGAGCCGTAGTTGTGCTTGTCGCCGTCACCGGCGCGTTGTTCATCAACTCTGCCGCCGTGGCGCGTTTGGTGATGCCGCCTTGCTGGATGATGAGTTCGTCGGCGGCGTTGACGGTTGTGGCGTCGGTTAGTTGGGGAATTGTTTTGGCCATAAGGAGAAGTGGTTAGTGACGTGTGACGAGTGACGGGTTAGTTGAGCGCGGCTTTTAGCCGGGACTTAAAGCGGGCGGCGTCGCCGGGGGAGATGTCGGTTTTGCGGGTTGGGGCGACTTGTTGGTGGGTGAGGATGAGGTTCATCGGGATGTTCCACTTCTTCATCCGAGGGACCAGGTATTCGAGGGCGCTGTTCATCGCGGCTTCGCCGAGGGGGTCTTCGTAGGTGTTGCCTTCCCAGGCGACGCCGAGGCTCCAGCTATTCAGGTCGGGGCGGCCGTGCCAGTTGCTGCGGCCGGCGTGCCAGCAGCGGTCGGTGTCGCTTCCGAAGACGGTGCGGCGGCCGTCGCGGGCGATGAGGACGTGGTAGCTCACTTTAGCGGCGGGGTTGGTGATCCAGGCGCAGCTGCCGTGGTAGCTGCCGTCGCTGTGATGCAGGACAATGGCTTCCGGTTTGATGCGGTGGGCTTGTTTGTTCGGCGTGCTGAGCCGGCGTTCGTCGTAGGTCGTCAGCGGTGGCTCGACGGTGAAGCTCGGCCTGGATGCGGAGACATAACTCGGCAAGGCCGGCGCTGGGGTAGCGTCGGATTTCTTGCCAAAGATTCTCTTGAGCCAGGTCCAC